AGGTAAACATCCTGTGCGCCGTAAGCTACGAGTTGCATTAAACCTCCTCCCATTGTTATATTATTACTAAAGAAAAAAAATATACAATAAAAAATTTAATTTAATTTATTACAACTATATTCACAAATATATTCACAAATATATTCAAAAAAATACTCAAATTACAAAAAACTTAAAATTAGACACTATATATGTGTTTATTATTACTAAACTAGTCTATAAAATTTATATAATACAAAATATGATATAAATTGTTAAATTATGGAGTTATTTTGGCAAATTCAAATTAGATTCTATGAATTTTTGTAAATATGTGTCTAAATATACTTCCTTTTTACCCTCGTGTTTTTTTGAAAAAATATATTTATCTTTCTGTTTTTTTATAGACCACCCAGAGTTTAAAGCATTATATAAAAAAGACATCTTTTGTAATTGAATAAAGTCAATATTCAAATCAGATTGAACATTAACGTTTAATTCCATTTTAGCAATAGAATAGAAAACATTAATTATTTCTAAACCAAATGAATAAATTGTTGCTTAAATAAATGCCTTTATGAATATAATATATATGCCATTATTCAAACCAAAAAATATAAAAAAGATTGTTATACCTAAAAAAAATATTACTACGCTTGATAGTAAACATAAAGAAATTATTGATGAATTTATGAATGATAAGGAATTAAAAATACCAGAATTAAAGAGAGAAAAAAAAGAGATTGGTTTAAAAATAAAAAATGCTAATTTATCGCTTGATGCGAGATTAGAATTGAATGATAAATTAATTGTTATAAAGGAACAAATTCGTTCTCTGAAAATTAAAGAAAAACAATATTTACTAAATAATTCATCCTATGTTTTTGATTATTTTGAAACTAAAAAAAAAATTGCGGATAGTTCAAATAAAACAAATACATTATTAGATGATTTTTTTAAAATAAATGGCGAAGACAATACAAAAGGTGAGCAATTATCACAAGACAAAAAAAATATTCAAACTTATATGGGGAATGTCGATAATAGTTTTTTAGATATAAATAATTTTGTGGTATCAACAGATATATGTCAATTTTGTAATAAGGGGGAAATGATACCGGTTGATTATGAAGGTATTGTAATATGTAATGTTTGTTCTAGAAGTGTCAAGTATTTGGTAGAAAATGAAAAACCTTCTTATAAAGAGCCACCTAAAGAAGTATGTTTTTATGCATATAAGCGAATCAACCATTTTCGAGAGATTTTGGCACAATTTCAAGCTAAAGAAACTACTCAAATACCTGATGAAGTTATAGATAATATTGTACAACAAATTAAAAAGGAAAGAATAGACTTAACTCAAATGAATAATAAGCGGACTAAAGAAATTTTGAAGAAATTAGGTTATAATAAATACTATGAACATATACCTTTTATTAAAGATAAATTGGGTATTAAACCACCTATTATGAGTTCTGAATTAGAAACAACATTATGTAATTTATTTATGGATATACAAGGACCTTATGCTAAATTTTGTCCGGATGATAGAGTTAATTTTTTAAATTATTATTATACTGTTTATAAATTATGCGAATTATTAAATCAGAATCATTTTTTGCCTTATTTTCCTATGTTGAAAGATAGAGAGAAACGGATAGAACAGGATGAAATATGGAAAAATATATGCGAGGAATTAGGATGGGAATATATACCGACTATCTAGGTGAGTTGGTGGTTATGTATTTATTTAAATACTAAAATGAAATGAAATGAAATAATTTATAAAAGTTAAATTATTTCATATATATATTTTTTAAAAATTTATGCAAGTGTGATTATTAACACCTTAAAATCCACCGGGGAAGTGGACTAAGTTAGCACCTATACCGAAGCCGGCACCAGTGCGAGCACTCACACCCATGCTAGGAACATAAGTGTCAAGGATACTAAAGGTAGCAGCCGCGGTTAAAGCAATCAAAGCAATTTCGTCAAACTTCAAGCTTTGTTGAGGGATAGCGAATGCCGCAATGGCAACCATTAAACCTTCGACTAAATACTTGATAGCGCGTTTCATTAACTCTTTCATGTCAAGTCCTAACATTATTATATTAATTATAAAGAAAAAAAACTATTAAATTTTTTATTAATAAGACAAAGGACAAAAAGACAATAGATATGAAAAAAAAACAACTTAAAATATTCTTGATATATTAAAAATATATAATGGCTGACAATAAAAATATTACATATCGCGTTAATCCTGATGGTTCTGAAAATCCTAAATATGTTGATATGTTAGATGAAGATAAGCCCGTTGCTGGTCAAAAATTCACATGTGTGTCTTTTGTGTCTCCTGAAAAGGTTCTGAAAAATCGTGAATTGTTTTTCTTTCAACAATTCCTAAAACAATGGGATATGAATAAATCGCTTGAGAAGTTTAATCAATTTTTGAGTTTTTTGGCATATAAATATAATATGAATTTTGATAATATTTCCAAGGACTTACAAGATTTCTGTAAGGATGAAAAGGATAAATTGTTTGCTAGCACACTCGAAGATGATTACAAGAATTTTATTGATACCAACGAGGAGCGAATGAATGAAGACTTTATTAAAGAGAATGGTTTTCAAACAAGTGTTCGTGGTTTGAAGGTGCGTGGTTCTTATCCCAGCCAAGAAGAGGCCGAAATGCGTTGCAAGTTGTTGCGTGAAGTTGACCCTAACCATGACGTGTATGTTGGTCCAGTGGGTATGTGGATGCCGTTTCATCCTGAATCTTACAAGACCGGACGGGTGGAATATTTGGAAGATGAATTGAACCAGTTGATGCAAGAAAAGACGAAGAATGAAAGCTCAGCAAAGGTTGAGTTTGATAAGCGTATTCGCGAGACGAAAGAAAAGGCCATGGAAGACAATAAGAAAAAGGCACTTGAAAGTGGAAATGTATTGACACAGACGATTGACGAGGATGGAAACTTAGTGAGTGTCAAGGATCGCAATGATGATATTTCGGTTTCTGATTTGCGTAAGGAATTGTTTGAAGGAGAGAATATTATCACGGATAAGAATACGGATCACGGGTTGAGCCGTGTTGCCGAAGTGCGTGAATTGCCTGAAGAATTGAAGGAACCCACTAAGACTGAATAGGTTAAAAATAACAAATGTAAAATGTAAAATAAAATATATATAATAAATTATAGATTATTATATATAATGCCTCCTACGCGTAAAAATAAAGGTGGTTCCTTACCAAGAAGACAAACTAGACGAAGAAGAACAAGAACACCAAACCCTTATAAAGTCGCAGCAAAAGCATATGTAGAAGAAATTAAAGATTTACGAGTGGAGTTGAAAGGTATACAAAAAATGTATAGAGATGCGGATATCATATTAAATAATCAGCCAAATGAAAAGGATAAAGAAAAAGCTATGAATGATAAGGAAAACGCAAAATTGGATATGTTAGAAAAACATAAAAATGGTTTTCCATTACCTAAAAAGGACGGAGTTGAAATCGGGTTAAATAATCGAGATATATTTAGAATAATTAAAAAAATTCCTATAAAGGAACGCTGGAATATTATTGCAACAGGATATTTAATGATAAGACCATTGGAACAGCGTAGAAGACGTATGGAAAACGCTTTAGCTAAATTTGAGGGGTCAATGGAACCAATAGAATTTAGAAACCAATTAAATTTTTTTAGAAAAATAATTTCAGCTTCAAACTCAAACCCAAACGAGATAATAGACGGAAGTGATTTATCTGGTCCATATGGACATGCTGCACCTCCTGCCTATAAAAACCCAGGTCCTTTATATAAATCAGAAAAATCTAGTAAATATGGTTTTCCTACAAGTACTCCTCCACCAGAATATCCTCCACCAAATTATGAAGAAGGTGGTTCTCGTCGTAAGCGAAAAAACAAAAAAAAACTCAATAAACTTAGAAAAACCAAAAGGAGATATACGCGAAAATAATAAACAATATATAGATAAGTTTACGTTCAAACCACAAATAATATTATATTAAAGTAGAACATAAAATAAAATGAGTTTGACTGGTGATATTGCTTCCTTTCATTTACGTGTTGATAAATCTGTGAAAAATATTATGAAGGACGGAAAAATTGACAACAATGATATTCCGGAGATTGTGTTGTTGATTACTGATTTAATTACTACGCCTGCATCTGGAGCTGGTTCAGTGAAAATGACAATAGAACAAATGGGTGAAATGATCAATGAAATGTATGAATACATTATGTCTCATTACAAACTTTTTCCTGAAGACGAACAACAAAAAGAAAATTTCAAACGTTTATTTGATATGTGCGTGAAATTGGTTCTTATACAGCCAAATGTAAAGAAGGCATGTAAGAAATGTTTTTCTTGTTTAGCTTAGAAAAATGTTATATTTATATGAAACAATATAAATATAAAAATGTGATATTTCATATATAAATATGGTAATTTCTTTTGAATATTATGATGAGGATACACGTAATATGTTGAAAGAAAGACTTACGTCAGAAGATGAAGAATATATGAAAACAATTAAAGATACAATGGAACAATTTTTGTTTAAGAGATGGAATACTATTGTAAATAGTTTGCCGTCTAATTATTATAATCAATATTATTCACAAACAACACCAGAGGCAAGAAATGAATGGTTTAAAAAATATTTGGATTATCCTACAAAGGATATTATGCAAATGCCCAATAAATTATAAAAAAGAGAACAATATAAGTTATTGTTTTAACATTGATTTCATTAACTCAATCTCTCTTTCTTGCGTTTCTATGATGTCCTTTGCTAATGTTTTTAACTTCTTATTGCCAGTTTTTTTGTAAATATTATGTGAAGTAGTTAATGCCGTAGAGTGATGACTTATCATCCGTCTTAACCATTGTTCATCATCAATTAATAATTGTTTTCTTAATAGATAAATAGTTATTGAAACAGATAAAAATATTCCTATAAAAAACACATATTTATTGAAATGACCCATCGATAAATAATGTATGATTTCATGCGCCCACATCATATTTGATGCCATTAAAAGACCTCCATAAAATAATGTTAGGGATAAATAAAGGTCAGTAAATCTAAAAGCTAAAACATTCATAGGATTAAATGCCATCCCAATTATAACCATAACAATAAATTGAATGAGTTGATTTTTATATAACTTCATTATCATGTATATTATATATATGTATAAATATAATTAATTAAAGGTAATCTATTCATTATACATAATACAATGAATCAAAATCAAACACACGATGAACCAAGTGTATCCATAGTAACAATTACACAATATTCTAGACGTAAATGTTTGACGAACTTATCAGAACTAATAAAACAACAAGAATATTGCAATATAATCGAATGGGTTATTGTAGATGGTAGTCATCATTCNGNAGATGCTATTGCTAACGAAAAATATATTATNGCGCAATGGAAGACATTAGCTTTATTGCCATTCAATCTAGAAATNATTTATATACCTTTTAAACCCCAACAACATTTGAGTGATTTACGCAATACTGGGAATAANTCTTGTCATGGAGATATTATTGTTTGTATGGACGATGATGATTATTATCCACCAACGCGTGTAAGTCATGCTGTATATCGNCTAATTAATTCATCCGCGCTTATTNCTGGATGTTCTAATGCATATATTTATTTTTATATGTATAATAAATTATTTCAATTCAAAAAATTTGGTGAAAATCATTCTACAAATAATTGTATGGCATACAAACGCGAATATTTGAAAAAACATTCACACGCGAGTGGATTGGATAAGGCAGAAGAAAGTAGTTTTACAAATGATTTTACTGAACCAATGGTACAACTAGATGCAGGACAAACTATTGTTATATCCGGTCATAATATGAATACTGTAGATAAGGATTGGTTATGTAATAGCGAAAAATCAAAAAAAATGGCAATTGAGCTTAATACATCTAATTATATTTCAAAATTTATACCATTACCTATTTTAATGAATATGGAAAAAATATTTGANGAAATGGTTATGTAATAAAGTATTTTGNAAAAAATTGAAATTGTATCTTAAAAATAATTATAAGATACAATTGTTAACCAAACCAAACCNCACATTACTTATCAGATAAAATGAANTTGTTCATTCTCTCATTGATTCAAAGAGAAATCGCACAAGCTATGATGGATAAGCACATCAGCAAGATTTTATTAGAAGCAGTCCAGATGCTTTGTTCAGCGAAACGCGTTTTATCCCCAGATGATGAAAGCAATGACAAATTATATAAAATGGCACACAAAAACCATCCGGTAACTATTTGGTGCCGTGCGTCAAAAGCGAATTTTGTCTGGACATTGGATTTAGTTGACGAAATGCACAATGAATGGAAATACCGCTATCAACATCCAGAATCAAAACAACATAAATCTTACCTGATGGCTCAATATTTGCGAGAACATATGCCATCGGACGAATCGTTTGAAAAAGTAGGACTCACGCAATTCGCACTCGCAATGCCGGACCAATACAAAACAGCTGATCCAGTTGAATCCTACCGAAATTATTATATGTCAGAAGAAAAACAAAAAATCGCTACTTGGAAAAAATTACGCGAAAAGCCCGAATGGTATAAAGTAAAAGTTTAAATATATATAAATTAAATCTCAAAATAAAATTATAAAAAATCACAAAAAAATTAAAAAAGACACTTACCATGTCTTTTCTTTTTCTTTTTTTTTCGTATAATTTATTTACCCTTCAATAAGGGTTTTCCCTCGCTCTATTCTAATAATAAGGATGTAATCTCTCTTCCTCTTCATCATCTCCTCCCCCATTGTGTTTAATCATTTCCATAATACTACGCAATGATTGAGCATTCGCACCAGCCTTCCCCTGTTCATGATATTTCACATACTCCCCATTTCGCGATTCTTCAAGAGTTTCAATCAATTCGGGAATAATCTGGTACGGCGTTTTCCCGAATTTATTTTGCTCTAAAAGCATGTTGGGTCGGTTTTCAATCATGCGCTCGATTTCATCGCGTGACTTTAAAGCACCAAAGAACACTTCATTATCATCACGCCAAGAAGGATGGAGACATTCGCACGCTTCGCAATGATAGTAAGTATCTATTTCAAACCCTCCTCGGCTGTATGCGATGATTGCTTCGTGAAGTTCATTGTTACCGAATCTTTCACAGCAACATTCAGCCTCTTCCCGATCCAAATCTTGGGTAAGGATAGACAATGCGTCCTGTTCATCACACCCATAAATTTCGGGCAATCGACGTTCTTCATCTTCTGGAACGTTGGCAAGAATTTTGTTGTGATGGTAACTACAAATACCTACTTGGAGTGTATCGTCGTACGGACCATGCCCTCGCGCTAGGTCTTTTTCGCGAGGACGTTGATGGTAAACGACATTATACGTTTCTAAGTCATCACTGCATCTATTCAAATAAGATGCGACACAAGTATCATGGAAATTTACTTGCTCTTCGGCGGCGGCTAAGTTCTGGTTCTGGTTCTGCATGGTGGCTGACGGCTCTCGGTAATTCAAATCAAATATGTCTCGTGAGACAGGTAGTGATATATAAATCAACTACGAAGGGTTACTCTTTGTAATATTTACAAAAAGTTTTCAATTTTTTGTAAATATTAGTAAAATTTTAAATACTTTCGATTCGATTCGAATCAGATTTTACCATCTAGATGTTTTTTTAACACTGATTTTTGGACCCTGCCCACGTTTTTTAGAACTAGCTGGGTCATATGCTGTATCTTCATCATCAGAATTTAAATCCTTAGATAAATCCCAAAATTCTTTTGAACCTAATTTAAAATCCGCGTGATGTTCAGCTTTATACCAAAATATTTGGTCGTGTAATTTATTTGATTTTGAGTTATTATTAATCACTAAACATTCAAAGTTTTCAGTGCATTGGTCCATGACTTGACAGAATGATTCGAATGTAGGAAACATACCAGCATAATTTTCCCAAATACGCTTACGATTCGCAATATAAGGTTCACGTAAAATAAATACATAATCAATATTTGTACGTAAATTTGGCGGAATACCTAGCGGGTATTGCATTGTAATAATTAACATAATTTTCCAGTGTCTTCCATTCATAAATAAAAGACGCATCATTTTATCTCTAGTCCATGTAGCATCATATAAACAATCATCTAAAATAACAAATGCGCGAGGGTCAATTGTTGAGCGTCGAAATTGTTCTAATTCTTTTTTTACCTGTTTTAAAACAGTTTTTTGTCTCTTAAGAATATTTTCAATAATAGATGTATTGTATTCTTCGTGAATAAATAACTTTGGAACATGAGAACTATAAAATCCATTTCCAGCTTCAGTTCCAGAAATAACAGTTCCAATAGGAATATCTTGATGATAAAATAGTAAATCTCTTACTAAATAACTCTTACCAGTATCACGCCTTCCGATTAAAACGACTACAGGTCCTTTATTTTCATCTGGTCTAAAACTTATATTTCGCATATCAAATTTTTTTAGTTCTAATGTCATTAATTTGTATTAGAAAATAAAGAATTATATAAGACGCATAAATAAAACAATGATAACAAAATATATATATAATAATTTAATTAGTTAAAAAAGTAATATTTTATATATAATACAAATAATAATGGAAGTTGATAGTAAAAAATTTGATTTTACTTATATAAAGGAAGATAATCATAAACTTTTTAAAAGTTTAGAAGATAATAATTCAACTTTTGGAATTTTAGAACCACAAAATTATAATCCATTATATAATAATTTTTTTGAACTTTCTAAAACAAATAATAATAATATTATTTTGAATCACAACTGGATATTACAAAGTATTTCATCGCAAGAAACAAACAATATATTTGATTGTAAAGTAACAAACAAAGATATCAAAGAAAAACGAAAAACCTATTTAAAGTTTAGTCCATTGATAGATCCTATTAAATATTTACTTGGTAAATATGATATGAAAGATGAATCTTTATTAAAACTACCATTATTTGAATCTAATAATACTTGCCATCCTAAATCAAATACTTATAATAATACAGCATATATTGATAGTTTTTTTACATATTTATCAAGTAAATTATTACACGACCATGGCTTTGTTAATGGAATGGATTTTTATGGTTCTTTTTTAGCAAAAAAAAGTGATTTTAGAATTAATATTGTCGATGATATAGAATATTTAAATGATTCATTGTTTTTTCGAAAAAATGATAAAGTTTTGTATGAATTAGAGTATATTGATATGGATGATTTTAATAGTGATACACGTAATTATAAAAAAAAATTAAATGTTGAAGATGATACACAAGAAACCTTATTATTGGATGATATAACTGATATTACTGAAGATACGTGTGAAAATACGTGCGAAGGTTCAAATGAAAAAGAATTAGAAATCATAACATTAGATGATTTAGATTTAGATTTAATAAAAAATTCTAATAAAATATCTGAATCAACGCATGATGGGTCTTGTTCATCGCGTTCATCAAATACAACAACTGGCGATGGCGATGGCGATGGCGATGGCGAGGAAGAAAATAGTGATGATGGTGATGGCGATAACGATGGCAATGACGATGACAGCGATTATACTGATTGTAGTGATGAAGATGAAGATGATGAAGATGATGAAGATGATGAAGAAGAAATTATTGCAAAAATAAAAGAATTTCCGGTTCAAGTAATTGCTCTAGAACATTGCGAAAATACATTAGACCATATTATGATGAATGGGACTATTACAAATGAATTATGGGATAGTATAGTAATTCAGATTTTATTCAGCCTTATTACATTTCAAAATACATTTGGATTAACACACAATGATTTACATACAAATAATATTATGTATATTAAAACTGATAAACCATTTTTATATTATAAATTAAACCATGTTTACTATAAGGTACCAACATATGGCAAGATATTCAAAATAATAGATTTTGGTCGTGCTATTTATAAATTTCGTGGTAAATTATTATGCAGTGATAGTTATCATCCGGAAGGAGACGCCGCCACTCAATATAATTGTGAACCTTATTTTAATGATAAGAAACCGCTTTTAGAACCCAACATGAGTTTTGATTTATGTCGCTTAGGTTGTGCGTTATATGATTTTCTTATTGATGAACCAAAATCTAAAATAGTACAAATTATGTTAAATTGGGTAAAGGATGATAAGGGGCGAAATATTTTATATAAAAAAAATGGCGATGAACGATACCCTGACTTTAAACTCTATAAGATGATTGCTCGAAGTGTAAACAAACATGTTCCAGTAAATGTCTTGAATAATTCATATTTTGATAAATATATTGTCACTAAAAAAGATTTGAAGAAGAAAAAGATTATGGATTTAGATGCTATACCTTGTTATATGTAATTGAAAAATAAAAAAGTCATAGGACTGACCTCTTTTTTATTTTTTCTTATAATTTATTCGTTGTACAATACTGATTCGGCGGCATATATGGCGGTATCTTCAAGTTGCTGAAAATGCGTTTCTTCGAGTTTGCTGATTCGGTCTTCAAGCGTTTCCGTGTAGTTGTTGAGGTGATAAATTTGGTTTCCAAGCCGCATAAGCCGCCGGTCGTTCTTGCTGAGGCGCTTTTCGGTGTTTTTGAAGACAACCCAGTGCCAAGGGTCGTCATACACTACGCGGGCTTGGCCATTTAAAATGCGTTGCTGGAAGTTGTAGGCAATTTCATTTTCATACCAAGCACTGAAGTAAACATATGCTTTGTAGATTGGATAATTGCGCCGGCGGCTGTCTGGCAGTCGAACAATACTTACCTTGTATACTCGACCAAGAGACTGATTATTGAAAACCTTAATAATCGTTTCTTCGTCAACCCATTGGGGAAAAACGCGGGGGATCACTAATGAAAGGCTTTGGTCAATTTGAAACGTCATGATGTGTTATATTGCTTTACTGGAGGTGTGTTGATAAAAATAATATATAAAAAGTTTTCAATTTTTTTCAAATTCATATATTATTTGGGTTTTTTTCGATATCGATTTATATAACGAAACAATCAAAAAGAGGGCTCTATGCCGGCCAAAAAATAGTATTAAAAACTAGGCGTGTCTGTAAATACGTTGGTCACACTTTTTATAACACCATCTGTTGATATAAATTCACTTATAATATAGAGACCAACAATTGCGCTTAAATAAACAATAATAGTATCACGAATTAAATCCTTAATTGATTTTGTATCTTTTTTAACTATTCTCATTTCGACAAATTTCATTAATAAATAAACAAATGCGATAATACCAGAATGAATAACATACTTTTCCATCTTGTCTGTTTATATTATATTATGAATTAATGAAATATCGATAAACGCAATTAAGTTAATACTTCAAAATCTAAAACAGGCGGTTTTAATTCAACTTTACTGGCGGGTTTATCTAAATCATTTACATCAAGAATATCCAGCTTGACACTATCGCCAATAACTAAACGCTCATCGTCATCTTCATCATCTGCCATAGTAGCCCTTTCTAATTCTCGTGCTTTTTCTAATTCTTCTAAATTCTTCTCATCTTTTGGAGAATTTATAACACCGGTATTACCTTTGGTATCAATGAATGCATCATTATCAGAAAAGGATAATTTGACATTTTCTTTATCGTTATTATTATCATCATTATCTATATTCCTTTCTTTCTGAAAATTACTAGTTTGCTTAAATTCTTCAATAGTTTCTTTTATTGAGATTTCAGGTTTATTCTCATTCTCATTATCAATTTCAGTGTTAATTGATGTAAGAGGTTCCTTAACATCGGTTTTTACTGGTGGGGGTACAGGCATCACTTCATCAGGCAATGGTTCTTCAACTTCACTAACCTGCACATCTTGTTCATCTGTTTCATCCATATAGGCTCGCAAAATATGTTCTAAAGGAATACTATCACGTATGGCATTTAAAATGCATTCTTGAACAATAACTTCAATCTCTCTATTATTTTTTTGTACTTGTAATGGTTCAATGTTTTTATCAAAAAGATAAATATTAGTATACAACTTTCTAGCGACATGAATATAAATTTTATGTATAAAATCACTAATAGACGGAACATCAATATCTATTTTTTTTTGTTTGCTTCCAACACGAACGCAAGTAAGAGCTTTTAATTGAACAATATGTACACAAGTAACAAGATCTTCTAAATAAGTGCAACCAGATGTTTCAATAATCCGTGTTTTTTCGGTATCAATAATAGTTTGATTCCATTTTGGAACACGAGTAAGAAAATTTTGAAAGGTCATTAAATATTTATCTAATTCGTTATTATCGCTACATAATTTCCATGCTTCATCAAAAATTGATTTTAATCCTTGTTTGATATTGGGTGTTAAAACATTCAATAAACGAGCACACCACTCGTTTTTTGATTCACTTAAACTAGATGTTGAAAAATCATCCATTTTACATAAATGATATATTTTCTAAATCATAATCGGAACGTAATAGCATAAAATTCAATATAAATAACATAAATAATTTTTCATTTCTAAATTCTTTTTTTATTTTATTTACTACTAGTAAAATTTGATATTTATTTAATTCGTTCATATAATTATCGTGTTCTATGTATTTAATAATGTCTAAACCACTATACCCTTTTTCATATAACGTATTGGATAAATTAATAATGTCGTTATAATCACATTCTGATTTATTATCAATAAATTCTTGTGTTCTGAAAGGAGCAAACAATTTATCAAATGTATTATTTAATTTTTTATCATGAGGTGTGATTGATTTAAATGTTTTTTCAATATTATATTTATGTAGATTTACCTTTTTACCATTTACAATAGGTTCATTGATATATATTTCACATAAACGTGATAAAATAGGTCTTAATAATTTATATTTATCCTGAACAATAATAAAAAATCGAGTTGTATGACTAAATAATTCAATGCAACGACGAAGCGCTGATTGAGCATCACTAGTTAAATCGTCTGCGTTTGATAAAACAATTGTTTTAAATTTACATGCACCTTTAACACTAATATGTGTTTTTGCAAAGAATTTTAAATCATCTCTTATAAATTTTATACCCTTACCATGTGCGCAATTTACATACATTACATAATTTTTAATCAATTCTCTATTATCATTATATATATTTGAAATAAAGTTATTGACAATTGTTCGTTTACCACTTCCATTAGGACCATGAAAAATAATATTAGGAATTTTTTCTGAATCTAAAAAGAAATTTAATTTTTTATTTATTTCAGGATGATAATTTATATAGGAAGAAAGTGACATTGTTATAAGAATAATTAAAAACAATTTTAAATCAAAATATATTTAATATAATTTGATTAATTAACACATTTGATTATTACATAAGTTCGTTCAATGTATAACCTTCTTTTTTTGCAATTGCGGTTATAATTGATAATGAGCGAATTAAACTAGTTTTAATATTTTGTTTTGTATTAAATAATTTTATAATTTCTTCATATTTCATTGTTTCTAATTGTCGTTTTTCAATACCTAACATTTCAATTAATTCGTCATATGAATAAGAATAATATTCCTGGGTTGTCTTTTCTTGGTAATTACTCATGGTAGAATCTTCTTCAGTAAAACGTATATGGCCATTCACTAAATATGGCATGTTATTGTTATTGTTATTTGTATTACATTTAAATTGTTTATACATATGATGAATTATGAATTAAATATATGATACATCATAACATATATATATAAAATGAATAGTATTGATAATAGTCTTGATGAAAATAAACACATTTATCCACGCCGAATGACAATGATACAAATGGGGAATAATTGTATGTTTTGCGAAAATCCACAAGGTGATTCTTATATGAAATATGTATCATTAGAAGATAAAATGGGATATATTTTTTGTAAAGAATGCAGAGATAATGGTAATGTAGATAAGAATATGGATATATGGAATAATCATCTTTCATATGGTAAGGCTCATTATTTAAAAGGGCGTGATATTAAAATAGAACGTTCTCCAAGACCAGGAGATACAAATGGGTTTATTGAAAGTGGATGGAAATTAAATAATCCAGTTACAAGCACGAATTGTAATTTTGATGAAGTTATTCATTGCTATAATGAAGAATTAGATTTGGGTAAATGGTGCCTTATTGAAACCATAATGAAATTGAACCCTAAAAATGAAATTGAACCCTAAAAATTAAAAACAAACCGCATTATCTATATCAATCAAGCATCCGCTGGATAATTGTGGTAATTGAGTAAATTCTGAAGTTTTTAATTGATCGCGCATATTCGTTAATAATTTTTTCCATGAAAGAGAAGTAGAAGTAGAAGATTGTTCACTATTTAACGTAGAGAGAAAAGCCCAAGTCATAGCACCTTGATACTTACCATTTAAACTCGCATCAGCACTGGTTTGATTATCATTGCATCCGCTTATCATGATAACATTTCCGTATGTTTCGGATTCATTGCTATTTTGCGTAAAATTATTATTTTCCAAACTATCTAAATATTGATACTTCAGATCTAATACTGTTCCACTGAAACAACAATCAAATAGAGCAAATAGCGTTACATTCTTTTTTAAATGAGTTTGAATAATTGCCTTAAGTTCATCATCTAAAATACCTTTTAAATCAGACGTAACAATCATTTCATCTTTACCATCATTCTCATCATTGCTGCGATCAATTGTAGAAGAGCCGTGTCCGCTGTAAGAAAAGAATAAGAGGTCACCATCTTGGCCACTTTCGATAAATGCTTTAAATGAAGAGAGAATTGTATCTCTTGTTGGTTTTTGTGCGGTTTCGTCGGTAATTTTAGAAATAGATTCAGCAGTAAAATCATATTTAGATGTTAAAATATCACCAATGCTATTAGTATCATTTATACAACCATTCAATTGGGCTTCAGTGCCGATATAGTTAATACCAATAAGCAATGCCTTTTTATTTTTTGTAATTTGTATTGTTTCGCTAGGATCAATTAAACCAACCATGTCGGCGTGAAACTTTGTATTTAATATAGATGATTCTTTATAAAAACGACCTTTTAATAAATTTATATAATAGACTTTTGTTCTGTAACTAAGTCTCATGTGAATTATTCTATAAATAATCGCATTGTAATATTGTACTAATTTATTGATATTATTATTGTAAGCAATTGTTAATTCTTGGGAACTCATTTATATATATCAATAACATATTATTATCATACAATATATATATATATACAATACAAATGTCATCAACCAGTAATTTATTTAAAAAGGTAGATTCAAGTGATTATATTGCATTAAAAAGACAAATAGCAATTTCAAGTGAATATTCAAAGGCGAACGCACCAGAAGATTTAAATCCGGTTAAAAATAATGGCGTTAAATATAATAAAAATTTTAATTTTATCCCTACAACTATAATGACAGATGCCTCAAATTGTTTGGTAAATTCTAAGAGTTATGAATTAGAACGTGATTATAAGAATGGTGTAAAATATATGAAAGTGATTTGTAAATAAATAATATGAGGTAGATATTTTAATGAGGTAGATATTTTAATGAGGTAGATATTTTAATTTTATAAATAGTAAAAATTAAAATATATATATAAGCCCAGCTACTTAAGCCCAGCTACTTAAGCCCAGCTACTTAAGCTTTGTGTGTATGGATTCGTTTTAAACGCACTCAATAATTCTGGCGCAATGCGATCAGTATTTATATTCTGGTCATAACTTTCAGAGACCTTTACGCGTCCGATATTATCATTTGTAGCTCTAGCAGTTATTCCAGCGGTACCACCGGAGCTAGGCACCCACCACCGATTATTATCGCGGTCTCCGTCACGTTTACTTATAGTAATATTGTCATTTTGATTAAACATTTGAGTTCCACCTTGGTTAGGTCGGTTCACTTGTGTTTTATTTACATTATTGCGTTGTTTGTATTCAGCTTCATATGACTTGGTAGCGGTAAATCCGCTTGAGCCTGCAGTACCTGTATGAGAGATATTTGTTGTGTCACGTTGTAAATTAACTGGTTGATGTTCGGACACTAAATAAGCATTAGCATTTTGGGATTGAACATTCATATGATTACAATCTAACTCTGCTTCCGTCATCTCTCTAATAGTAGTCTTGGTGCGGTCAGCCGGATTAAATATTTGTCCATTAGAAACGGCAGTTCCGGCATTACCACTTGAACGCATATTATCAACGACATCTTGTTTACGCGTAGGTCTTAATAAATCTAAGACAGGGGATACAATCGCTTTTATGAATCCTCCAGCAGGTCCTATATTATTATTGCGTGTAGTGGAGCGATTGTTAGCTAAATTACTATAACTTTGAGCACCATGATCGCCTGTCGTTGGGTTGCTTGTTCCAATAGACGAAGGAGTGGAAAAATCCTGAACTGGTAACACCGGACGGCGAGTTGGCTGATATTCGCGATTAACATAGGTCCCCTCTTTTTGGTTAGCTCGAGTTCCATAATATTCTGCCGTTGTACTTGTACGATTGACATCATGCAATAGTTCAATTCCACGAGCAGTTTGCGCCTTTTCAATACCTGTTGTAGTCATCCACCTTTCTGGGCCAGATGCGAAATATTTATCAGGTAAATGTTTTTCGACCTTTCCTTGTGTATGTGTTGTGGGCGCATTTTTAATAAAATGAGAACTAGGCCCTTCATGTCCTTGTAATTCATATGTCATTTTAGGGTTTGTTTCAACGCGAAGTTCATTTACCGATTTATCCATCCACATATCACGTGCTTCCATTCCGGAATTATATCCGGCACTTCCGTCATTTGTATAACCTTTATTTAAACCGGGTGCTACATGTTGTTCGTCCCAAGGTTTCACATTCGCCATTCGCATACTAGGATTAACACGTGATTGAATAAAATCACTCACATTAGGAGCTCCATTCGCAAATTGATAGCCTTCTTGGGGCTTAAACATAGGTGCTTGTTCCTTCTTAGCAAAGAATTGCGATCCTTGTCCTTGCATATTATCTAAAACACTTTCAGTAATATTATTATTAATGGTAGCGCCGCGTATTTTACCGCCAAAAAAAGGAGCCATATTTTGATGTTTAAAATTATTTTTATCAATCGGTTTTCCAGTTAAAGACAATGATGTCTTAGTCCCACCGCCTACACCATAGTCTGATGTCTGACGTTGTTCTTGAGCAGCATAATTTTTAGGATCAAAATATTTATCAGTATGTTGATTTGGGTTAGTATAAGCACTTGTATTGTTAGATGTTTTAACTGGTTCAGTTAAGGGAAAATTGTTGGTTGGTTTTGGTGGGTTAATACCAGGTAATGCATTATTCGTCTTTGTCATATTAGTATAACCTTCGGAATTACTACTTCTATTATCTTTTTTTTGTTTTGAAACAACATACATACTACCTAATGCTATTAAAGGAACTGCTATTTCAGCCATTTATATATATTAAATATTATATTAAATCTTATATAATATTTATTCTCCATTGTGTATTGTATATTGTATATTGTATATTGTATATAGTCTATTAATTATCTATTAATTGTCTCGGTGCTTTTGCTACAAAAATATCTTTTTCAACAATGCGCGTACTTAAATTATTTTGAAACGGAAAACAAACATTTTCTTGGGGATTTAATGGTAATATATTATATTTGGTTTGTTCTAAATCACGATATTCCCACGCTGGGTGTGTTGCTCGCGATTGGTCTGTAGACGGATTTTGCGATTTATATTGAACCTGTCTGGTTTTAACAGCATTAAGTCTATATTCATTTGCAGCAACATCATCGCGATTAGAATTTCTCGATAATCCCATTAAATCACTTTCTAAATTAACTGTATTGGTCATTAAATTACCACCCCATTTTTGCATACGAATAAAAGGGTCATCCATATAGATAGGTTTACTTCCGTTGCCAGGAACATTCAACATATATCTACCTAATCCAGTAGATTCTTGTAATTGTTTATTTATTCTACAAGGGTCGTCATGAAAACGTGTAAATGACATTTACTATATATATAATTATATTATATATATTATTAGGATAGGAATAGAAATTAATATAGAATTTTTTAAATAGGATAAGGGCGTTGGTCTTTTTCAATAACTAAAGGCTTGGGCATACTAACTTGTAATCTGTTAAAGAAATTAGATGTAGGAATTTGCTTAAGTTGTGGTTTGATTGGTTTTCTTGGGGTAACAAGATTTGTAGAATTTATTCCAAATAACATAGATTCTATTTCAATAGGGTTTTTGGATAGAGTATCTCTCGGCATACCACTAGGAGTATATCCAATAGAAGGCATTGTTTGTACGAAAGCACGTCCTTGTGCGCCATGTAGATAATTAATATGATTTCTAGATTCTCCAAAATGTTTTTGTTCTAAACTATAATCACCACGAGTATTATTATTTCGCGTTGAGGCCATTTAATGTATATATAAATAAAATATATAAAATCTTATATATTTTATGAATCTTACAATGTATATGAATTTTACAATGTATATGAATATTATAGTGCGTTTAATAAATTAGTCATATGTTTTTCTTCAATTGTGTTATTTCTTAAAAAATCTATAATAACTCGATGTATCAAATCAAATGTAGAAAAGTTAAAAAGAATTGTAAATACAATATTATTAATATCAGGGCTATCTATCATATATTCAAATTTTTCTAATAAATTATTAACATTTTCATTTTTTTTTGCCTTTGAAAAAATTTCTTTGAATTCATTTGTATCCTTAATTAATAAATAAAGTTCTTGAAGATGTTTTTGTATTTTAGCATCATCCCATTTTTCTAAATCAAATGCTTGTATTAATTGAACTCTATAAAGTTCATCTTGATCCGATGGGTCTGACATAAGTTTATAAGTACATATAAAATCGGTTTGATACATATTTAATAATAATAATTATAAATGTTTATATCTTTTATAATTATAAATGAAAGTTAGTAATAAACTTGCACATTATGGCGATATGATAGCTATTCCCTTTTTTATAATAACACTTATCTATTTTTTTAACATTGAAAATAAAACAAATTTAGAATATTTAATAATACTTTTTTTAACAATAGCTCTTATATGTGATGTGGTTTTTACATATATATTCATGACATCAAAACAATAAATTTATGGAGAATAGGGGAATTGAACCCCTGACCTCATGCATGCTAAGCATGCGCTCTACCAACTGAGCTAATTCCCCTTTAATTATCTATTGTATTAGTATTTAAATTGTTTATTTATAATTTAATATCTATAATAATTTAATTATTATTATATTCTTTATCACGAGCTAACTCGCGCGAAGGTAATCCACCGCGAATCCATCCTTCGGCAGCATTTCCTTCAATTAAATTCGCAGGGTTGCAAAT